AGGTCTCCGACTGGGTCATCTCCGAGTGCGCGGCGCTGCCCAAGCTGCCCGATCAGATCGCGGTGGACGTGATCGGCGTGGGGTCGGGCGTCTACGACACCATCCGCGCGAAGTACCCCGAGCGTGCGTACGCGGTGAACTCGTCGGGCAAGTTCGACGAACCGCCGCTGGTCGAGGGCGATGGCCGGCGCCCCTACAACATGCGCGCCCGCATGTGGCAGGGCCTGCGCGCCTGGCTGAAGGACGGCCCGGTGTCGGTGCCCAAGGAATTGAAGACGAAAACGCAGATCACCGCACCACGCTACAAGTACCGCAACGAGTTGCTGCTGATCGAGTCCAAGGAAGAAATGCTCAAGCGCGACATCGAGTCGCCCGACCGCGCCGATGCCCTGGCCATGACGTTCGCCAAGGACTGCGACGAGATCCGCGAGCGCACCGAGCGGCGCGAGCGCAACTGGCGCACCGCATGAAACGCACGCCAGCCTGTGGATAAGTGGAATCCGATTCCACCCTGTTGGCACTCGCATGCACGTCTGCTATACCCGCCCCGCCATGAGCGACATCCTGCTGAGTTCCAACGGTCTGCCCCTGCACTGCTTCGGCGCGAAAGCCTGGAAGCAGTTCGAATACAAGGGCTACGTCATCTCGCTTGAGATGGTGGCGAAGGAACCCGCCATGGTGATCTGGCCAGCCGGTGCGCTCAAAGGCGCTGGCGTCTACGCCGTGTGCCTGTCGGCCTTCCCGTACTGGATCACCGAGTCGGGCCGGCCCACGCGCCAGGCCTTTACCATGGCCGCCAAGGGCTTGCTCGCCATGGAGCGCCAGCCCCTGGACATGGAAGTGCGCACGCTCGTTGACGTGGTGCTGCGCCACATTCCGGACGTCTATCGCATGCCCGCCTTCAGCACGAAGCGCGCACGCATGTTCGAGACCGAGACCATGGTGGACGGCCGCAAGGTCGCCGAAGGCGCGGTCTGATGGCCGAGAAGATGTCCGAGTTCCAACGTCTGGAGCGCCTGAAGGGCTGGCGCGATCAGGAGTTGGCGCGCCAGGCATCCAACCGATTTCAGATGGCGCTGGACGAGGACTTCTACGACGGCCTGCAATGGTCGCCCGACGAAGCGGCCGAGTTGCTGCGCCGCGGCCAGGCGCCGGTGGTCTACAACCAGATCAAGCCGACCATCGACTGGCTCTTGGGCACCGAGCGGCGCATGCGCACCGACTACAAGATCGTGCCCACCGGCAAGGGCCCGGACGATCTGGAGATGGCGCAGGCCAAGACCAAACTGGTCAAGTACATCCAGGAGCAGAACCGGGCCAACTTCCGCCGATCGGCCGCTTTCGAAGAGGCGGTCAAGGCCGGCGTGGGCTGGCGCGAGGTCGGCGTGCGTGCGGACCCCGAGGACGAGCCGATCTATGTCGGGTCGGAGTCGTGGCGCAACATCCTGTACGACTCGCTGTCCACCGAGCCCGACTACTCGGACGCGCGGTATCTGTTCCGCTTGAAAGTGGTCGACACCGACATCGCCATTGCCTACTTCCCCAAGAAGGAAGAGCAGATCAAGCAGGCGGCCGAGTCCACGCTGCGCCAGGGCGGGTTCGATTGGTGGTTCGGCCGGCGCCTCTCGGACCTGGACGACGATCCCACGCTCGCACTGCCCTCGAGGTTCAGCCAGTTCGACGCCGCGGCATGGATCTTCAACCCGCGCGAGCGCGTGACGCTGTACGAGTGCTGGTACTTCGAGCCCACGGTGGAGACCACCAAGCTGGGCGCCGGCACGTTCGATCGCATCCGCATGAAACTGCGCTGCGCGGTCTTCACCGACAGCGCGATCCTGGTCGACGGCGAGTCGCCCTACAAGCACAACAAGATTCCGTTCTCTCCGGTCTGGTGCTATCGCAGGAAGCGCGACAACGCCCCCTACGGCGTGATCCGCAACATTCGCGGCCCGCAAGAGGCACTGAACAAGCGCCAATCGAAAGCCCTGTGGGCGATCAGCGTCAATCAGGCCACCATCGAGAAGGGTGCGATCGACAACGCGTCGATGGACCTGGAGGAGATCCGCGAGGAAGTCTCCGCGCCTGATGGCATCGTGGTGCTGGCCGATGGCGGTTCAGCCAAGTTCCGCCGCGAGAAGAACCTGGACGTGGCCCAGGCGAACCTGGCCATGGCCGAGCGCGATCAGATCGCCATCCGCGAAGTCGGTGGCGTCACATCCGAGAACCTGGGCCGCGACACCAACCTGGTGAGCGGCATCGCCCTGGAGCGCAAGCAGCAGCAGGGCCAGCAGGTGACCGCGCAACTGTTCGACAACCTGCGCCTGGCCGACCAACTGGTGGGCGAGCAGATGCTCGCGCTGGCCGAGCAGTATTACACCGAGCCCAAGGTGTTCCGCGTGACCGGCGAACGCTCGAAACACGAGTTCGTCGAGATCAACAGTATTGATGAGACGACTGGTCAAGTCATAAATCCAATATCTGCGTTCAAGTCACAGTTCATTATTGACGAGCAGGATTACCGTGCGTCGCTGCGCCAGGCTATGTTCGAATCGTTGATGGACTTGCTGGCGAAAATCGCCGCCATCAATCCGCAGTTCGCAGCCAACACGCTAGACGTGGTTCTCGAATACTCGGACGTACCGGGCCGCGAAACCATCATCAAGCGCATTCGCGACTTGAACGGGCAGCGCGACCCCGAGTCGCCGATGACGCCCGAGGAAGAACAGCAGAAGTCCGCCCAGCAGCAGATGACTGCCGAAACGGAAAAGCTGAATCTGGACCTGCTTCGCGCCAAGGTGACCGAGCTACAGGGCAAGGCCAAGAAGATGGACGTCGATGGCGTCTTGCAAGGCATCACTGCTCTTTACACTGCGTTGCAGGCCGGCCAAGTGGTCGCCACCGTCCCCGGGGTTGCCCCGGTGGCCGACGAGATCGCCAAGTCGGCGGGCTTCAAAGACATGCTGGGAGCCGACCCCAACATCCCCCAATTGAACGTGCCGCCGGCTACGCCTGCGACCATGGCGGCCACGCCTGGCGCCGAGTTGATGCAGACCGACGGTGCGACGCAAGGAATCCAGACGGTTTCGGCCGATGGTGTAACGGTGTGACCAAAAACCAGAATGACACAGGAGAAAACGATGTCCGCTGATGATCTGCTCTCTGCCGAAGAGCGCGCGATTCTCGCCGCCGGTGCGACCGAAGAACCGGTCGACCCCGAGGCAATCGCGCCGGCCGAGGCCGTCGCCACCGCGACCGACGATGCTGCGACTGATGACGCAGCCCCCGAGGCCGTGGAGCGCCCCGAGACCGCACCGGTGTTCGTGCCGCAGTTCCCCGCCGAGGAAGTGCCGGCAAGCCGCCTGGCGGACCTGCGCAAGCAGGGCCAGGACTTGCGCAAGCGGTGGTCAAACGGCGAGATGGACGACGAGGAATACAACGCCCAGGCCGAGAAGCTGGACGCCGAGCGCGATGAGGCGGCGGCCGCGCAGATCCGCGCGCAACTGCGCAACGAGATCAGCCAGGAGACCGCGCAGCAGTCGTTCGCCTTCCAGCGTGGCCTGTTCCTGAAGACCATGGAGCGCACCGACGGCGTGCCCTACGTCTCCAACGAGATCGTGCGCAGCGCGTTCGACCGCGAGTTGTCCAAGGCCGGCCAGCGCGCCGTGAAGGACAACCCGGACGCCACCGCCGAAGAACTCTTCGCCGAGGCTGACAAGGCCGTGCGCGAGCAGTTCGCAGCACTGGGCACCACGTTCGGCAAGAAGGCCGCAGCGACCCCGGCAGCAGCGACCCCGGCAGCAGCGGCAGCAGCGGCCCCGCGCAACGTGCCCAAGACGCTGGCCAACCTGCCCGCGGCCGCGCCGATCGACACGGGCTCGCAGGCGCAACTGTCGCAGCTGGCAACGCTCGAGGGCGAGGACTTCGAGATGGCCGTGGCCAAGCTCGCGCCGGCCGAGCGGCGCCGCCTGATGGACTCGGCAAACTGAGATGGGACAGCGCCGGTTAGTGGTCGAGATGACGGCAGGCGAACGGTTGAAGATTGACCGTGGTCGCATTGCCATAATTCTTGAGCACAAATCCGGCCAACGTGCAAGAATCAGAATCGAGGCTGACCAATCTGTGGAGATTGGAACGCCGCAACAAACAGAGGCAGCGCGACTCGCGAGGCCTGTAGGCGCGGGGTAGTTCTCCCCGTATGTTGATGGGCGCGCAGGAGTGCGCCGTGTGCAATCTCATAGGAGAGACACATGGCACGCACTGCAATCCTGCCGACCGACCCGGCGGCCGTCAAACTCTTCTCGGCTGAAGTCGCGGTTGACGCAGCCAAGAAGGGCTACTTCAGCGGCAAGATGGAGGGCTCTGAAGCCCAAAAGCTTCCGCTGGTCCGCAAGACCGACCTGGAATCGGGTGCTGGTGACGAAGTCACCATGAACCTGGTCGCCAAGCTCGTCGGCCAACCGATCCAAGGCTCCGAAAAGCTCGAAGGCCGTGAGATGCGCCTGCGCAACTACACGGACAAGCTGCGCGTGGACAAGTTCCGCAACGGCGTGAACATCGGCGACGTGATGGATCAAAAGCGCGTGAAGTTCTCGCTGCGCGAACAGGCCAAGGCACGTCTGACCGACTACATCGCCGAAGTCGAAGACGAGATGAAAATGATGTACATGGCCGGCGCCCGCGGTGTGGGCACCGAGATCCAGCATTTCCCCACCGACTGGACCGCGTTCCCCAACGCCTTCGAGGCCCCGGACGCCTACCACCTGATGTACGGCGGTGACGCGACGGCCAAGGCCAACGTGGACAGCGCCGACAAGATCGGCCTGGCCGTGCTGGACCGTGCCAAGGCGCGCGCCAAGAAGTTCATGGGCGTTGAGGGCGCTGGCGCCAAGACCACGCCGGTGGAGATCCAGGGCGGCCAGCACTACGTCGCGCTGCTGTCGGTGGAGTCGGAATACGACCTGCGCCGCGAGACCGGTGACATGGGCTGGCTTGCCATCCAGAAGGCTGCGGCCGCCGCCGAAGGTGCCAAGAACCCGATCTTCACCGGGGCGCTGGGCATGTACAACGACGTCATCATCCACAGCCACGAGAACGTGATTAAGTTCACGGACTACGGCGCTGGCGCGAACGTGCCGGCCTGCCGCAACCTGTTCATGGGCGCGCACTGCGCAGCGGTGGCCTACGGGTTCAAGGGCAACGGTGGCGTGCGCTACCAACTGTCCGAATCGGGCCTGGACCATGACGAAGAGACCGTTGTCCACTTCCGCACGATCCTGGGTATCAAGAAGACCCGCTTCAACAGCATGGACTTCGGCCTGCAAACGATCGACTGCGCCTTCACGGCGATCGTCTGATCGTGCTTCGGGGGGCTTGCCGCCCCTTGAACTGTCCACCCCCGAATTTAGGAGAGAAACATGGCAGCCGTTCTGCAATCCCGCCAGGTCAAGAACAACAACGCCCCGCTGACTGCGGACGGCGCTGAACCCGTTGTTCTGACCGGCACCCTGACTCTGACCGCCGCACTGGTGGTCAATGATCTGCTCGAGATGGTGATCCTGCCCGCCGGCTATGTGCCCGTGGACGTGACCGTCGCCACCGAGGATCTGGACTCTGGCGGTTCCCCCGCTGTCGTGCTCAAGGCTGGCGTGATGGCCGGCACCCCGCGCGACACGACCCTGGCCAATCGCACCACCGGCGCCGAGATCTTCACCGGCAAGACCGTTGGCCAGGCCGGCGGCGTGCAGCGCGCCGACGTCGCCGACATCTTCCTGCTGGCCCCGAGCACGTCGGACCGCTCGCTGGGCATCCAGGTGACCACTGCGCCGCAGACCAGTTCCACGACCGCGAAGATTCGCATGGTCGTGACGGCCCGCCCGCAGCTGCACGGCGAGTAATCGAGTCTCCTCCCGGGGGCGTCCGCCCCTGGTTCCCGGGGGCTTGCCCCTGGGCTTTTTGGCGCAGGAGTGTCTGAATGTTCATCGAATGCACGATCCGTCGAAAGCTGGGCACCCACCCGGAAATCGATGGCCAGGTCTACCACTTCATGCCCATCGCCACCGGCGAGCATGTGGCCATCGTTCCTGACGAAGCCCACGCCGAACGACTGCTGGCGATCCCTAGTTTCCGGGAATTCCCGGAAGGCCGCGTGGAGTTCACCCCCATCGAGCCGCCGCCGGAGAAGGTCGAACCCGAACTGGTCGGCACGCAGGTAGCAACCCCGAACGTGGCCGACATGAGCCGCGATCAACTGATCGCCTATGCCGACCTGATCGGCATGCGCAAGCCGCACCCGGCGATCGGCACCGACAAGTTGCGCGGCAACGTTGCCGCCTTCCTCGAGTTGCGCGCATCGGGCGACAACGACGACCCGGTCGAGCCGGAAGAAGACCCCAAGGAGTAACGCATGGCACTCACGGCGACCGATGTGCTGACCCGCGCGTCAGACATCATCCAGGATCAGACCAACATCAAGTGGCCGCAGGAGGAACTCCTGCGCTACCTGAACGACGGCCGCCGTGAAGTCGCCATTGTCCGCCCCGACCTGTACGCCACGTCGGTGGCTCACGTTCTCCTGGCCGGCACCAAGCAGGCAATCCCCTCCGATGGCCTTCGGTTCATCGACGGCGTGCGCAACGTCACGTCGGGCGATGCCGTGGGCAAGGCGGTGCGAGTGGCCGAGCGCGAGATCCTGGACGCGCAGCGCCCCGGATGGCACACCGAAGCCGCATCGGTGGACATCAAGCACTTCATGGTCGATGAGCGCAACCCGAAGGTGTTCTACGTCTACCCGCCGGCCACCGCCGGCCACAAGATGGAGATCGTCTACCTGAAGACGCCCACCGACATCGCCATCGGCAATATCGGCTCGACCCAACTGTCCGAGGAAGACGTCTACGTCGGCGCCCTGGTCGACTACGTGTGCTACCGCGCCTTCTCCAAGGACAGCGAGTACGCGGGCAACGCCGATCGCGCCACGCGCCACGCCGCGGCCTTTGCCGCCACGCTGGGCGTCGGTCGCAAGGTCAGCCTGGGCAACACCCCGAACCAAGCCAACGTCGGCGGGATGCCGCCGCGGCAGACCGCGTGAAGACCTGGGCACAAGCCGAGGGGCTCGTGGCAGTGGATCTGCCCGGGGCCGTCTGGCCCATGGTGGAGGACTCGCTGCGCACCGTGGCGCGCGACTACTTCGGACGCACGCTGGCCTGGCGCACCACGCTGGACCCGCAACTGTCGGCTGTCGGGGTGTGGGAATACGACGCGGTCGAAGAGACCGGCGCCGAGCCCGTCAAGATCCTCGCGGCCACCTACGACAAGTCGACCTTGCGCCCGCTCACCACCCGCGAGTTCATGCTCGAGCGCGCGCAGGTGGCGGGCAACGGCAACCCCGAGTTTCTGTCCTACAACGGCGAGTCGCTGCTGCTGTGGCCCCCGGCCATGGTTGCTGGTCGCCAGATTTGGGTCGAAGCCGCGCTGCGCCCCAGCCTGACGTCGCGGGGTCTGCCCGATGAGGTCTGGTCCGAGCACATTGACGCGCTGATCGAGGGCGTCAAGGCGAAACTGAAGCTGATGAAGGACATGCCCTTCACCGACTACGAGGGCGCGCGCGTGGCCGCCGCCAATTACCGCGATGCCATCGGGTCCGCCGGTGTCGCTGCCACCAAGGGTTACACCCGAGCCAGGACGAATTCGACCGCACGGTTCTTCTGATGCCCACCATCAAGATTGCAGAGGTCGGCGGCATCCGCCCGTCGGTGGACACCAGCAAGCTCGAGGACCGCGAGGCCGTTCGCGCCGACAACCTGAACCTGCGATTCGGCGACATCCGCCCGCAGAATGCCGACTCCGTCGCGGTGGCCACCATCGCCATCTCCAACCCGCTCACCATCTACCGGTTCCAGCGGGTGTCGGGCGGCGCCTTCAACACCGATCCGGCCACCGGCTGGGTCGTGAAGGCCGGCGACATCGACTATGTCCGCGGCCAGATCTTCGATGACACCACCGAGCGCACCTACTACACCGGCGACGGCGCCCCCAAGGCGACCGACCTGACCGGGGCGGTGCGCCAGCTTGGGGTGCCTGCCCCTGCGGCGCCCGTGGCCACCGTCACCGTGGTCGACGAGTACACCATCGAGGAGCGCACGGGCGACATCGCCCACATGATCGACACGATCGAGTGGTGCATCAAACTGGGCTTGCCGACGTCCCCGCAGTGGTTCGGCGCCACCAACGCGGGAACCCTGTCGCTCACCCAGCGCACCACCGCCAACGGGTTCAGCCCCGAGCACCCGATTCAAGTCGTCAAGGGCATCGCAGGCGACGGTTCGCGGATCACCGACACCGAGAACTACGCATTCCTGCTCGATCCGAAGCTGGACGGGTTTTGGAACTCGACCTACTACTGCATCCCGATCTGCGCCTACGGGTACGCGGGCGAGGTCTCCACCGCCATGGAGACCAACCTTGCCAACATCCTGAACCCGTACACCCTGGCCAGCGCCTTTCTGACGACGGATCAGAAGGACTCGTTGCGCGAGATGGTCGATGAGATGTTCAACCTGGACGATGCGGTTCTCAAGGGCAAGTCCAACGAGTTGTCCACGATCCTGAAGGCCTTCGACGTCGCGGTCAGCCAAGGCCTGGGCGTGGCCAAGACCGATGCGGTGTCCGACTTCTATGCTCGCTCTGACGTGACGGCCAAGTTGAGTGCCTCGCGCAACTCGTTCGCCGAAGAGGTCTACGCCCTGGCCAATCGCATCATGCTGTACGAAGACTTCGCCGGGGGCCCCTGATGTCGAGCACCATCTGGAACGCCACCAAGGCCACGGCGATTGCCGCGATCCTGAGCGAGATCACGACCAACTTCGTCGGCACCGATGCCGATGGCATGCTGTACATCAAGCGCGCCGAGTTGCGCGACTGGATGATCAGCGAGTTCTCGGACGTCTTTGCCGATTCGGCCGCGCGCCCGGTCTCCACCTTCTACATGCAGAACTATTTCGGTGACCCGCCCACCGAGATGGACGGCATTCTCGATCGCCTGGTCGCCGCCTACGAGCCGGAGACCTTCAAGCAGCAGTCGTCATTCCCGCTGTCGACCGCCTCGCAGAGCAAGGACGAGTTGATCAACCAGATCAGCAAACTCCAGGTGGATGCTCAACGAGCGGCCGAGGCGATCGTGATCCACTACGAGGACCGGGTCGCCAGCATTCGCCCGGCCGTCGAACAGTGGTTCGCGGCCAACGTGCTCAACCTGAAACCCACCGAGGCGGGCGGATTTCCCGAGGGTGTCACGCGGGTGATCGACACCCGGGCCTACATCACAACCTTCGTCACCGACTGGGGCTGGGAGTCTGCCCCCTCGCCCGCGAGCAACCTGGTCAGCATCGATCAGAACGACACCGTCGGGGTTGCAGTGGCCGCCGGCCCGTCCGGGCGCGACATCACGAAAATCCGCCTGTACCGGTCGGCCGATACGTCCGACGCGTCGGCCTGGCGCTTCGTGAAGGAAGAGAACCACACCGGCTCTTCGGTCACCATCACCGACGACGTGAAGCAGTCCGCCTTGGGCGAGACGTGCGCCACCTTCGGATGGTTTGAGCCACCGGCCGACCTGAAGGGTCTTGAAGGCGGGCCCAACGGCCAGATGGCCGGCTTCGTGGATCAGACGGTCTATTTCTGCGAGCCCTACAAGGGCTACGCCTGGCCGGCCTACGACGTGCCGGTCGAGCACCCCATCGTTGGACTGAAGGTGTTCGGCCAGACCTGGTTCGTGGGCACCCGGGCCAATCCCTACTTGATCAGCGGCGCGGACCCCGGATCGATGTCGGCGCAAAAGCTCGAGCAGAATCAGGCGTGCGTGTCCAAGCGATCGATCGCCTCCGTGGGGTCGGGCGTCATGTACGCATCGCCCGATGGCCTGTGCCTGGCCGATCAGTCCGGGGTCAAGATCCTCACGCAGAAGGCCTACTCGATCACCGACTGGCGCGCGCTGGCCCCGGAAACCATCTTCGGGGTCGAGCACGACGGCATCTACCACGCGTTCTACAACAACGGGACGCGCGGCTGCATCGCCTTCGATCTGGCGTCCGGCTCCATCTCCAAGCTGGCCGTGGCCGCCAGCGCCGCCTATGTGGACCGCATCACCGACACCATGTATGTCGCCAGCGGCGCGGCGATCCTGGGTGTGTACCAGTCATCCTCCAAGCGCACCGGTATCTGGCGCTCCAAGCGGTTTCGCCTGGGCGCCTTTGCCTCGATGGGCTGGCTCGCAGTGGACATGGCCACCACCGGCCAGGCCATCATCCGCCTGTTCGTCGAAGGGTCCGACACGGTCTGGTGCACCGTCACCACCGCCAGCGCCACCGTGGCCGGGTCGGTCGTGATCGGCGCGCGCAACATCGCCATCCCGACCACCGCAGCAGGCAAACCAATCCGCCTGCCAGACGGCCGCTTCATGGAGTGGCAGATCGAGGTCGAGTCCACCACCCTGGTCCGATCGGTCGTCATCGCCTCGAGCAGCGAGGAACTGCGGGCGGTCTCGTGAGCGATCAGCCCTACGGCCGCCCCACCACGCTGCCAGGCCTGGGGAGCGTGCCCTCGCGCATGGAGGACGTCCCGAAGTGGCTGGGCGGGGTCAAGGAAACCCTCGAAGTCTGGACAGGGGCCCGTGGATCGAAGTTCGATTCCGTGGTCACCTGGCGCGATCTGGCCTCGATGGGCATCATCACGGGGGATTTTCGGGGGGCGCGGTTCTCCACCGGCCGCCCCACCGGGGAGATCGGCGC